CCGTCGGAGATGACCGGCAGCAGCTTGTTGCCGAGCTCCTCTTCGAGGTTATGGGCGTGCGCCTGCAGGGCTTCGAGGCGACCCTGGTAGGTGTTCGCGGCGGCGGCCGCCGACCCCGAGTAGGTCTTCGACAGGAAATCGATCGCGTCTTTGGAGTCGTGAAACCCTTTGATCTGCTCTTTGGTTACCAGACCGAGCCGGGACAGCTGGGTGTACCGGCCGGCTTCGACCTTGACCAGAATGTCGGTCGCGCTGCCGAGGTCGATGTTGCGGGCCCGGGCCAGGTCGGCGGCGACGCCCTCGAGCCGGATGGCTTCACCGACGTTATGGGTGGCCGGAATGAGCCGAGCGATCGAATTGCGGACGTCGTCGCTGTTGAACCCGAAGTCGGCCATCTTCTTCGACGTTTCGTCGATCTGGCCCGCATAGTCGCGATAGGAGCTCCCAACGTTTTTGATCGCGGTTTCGAGCCTTGCCTGGGACGCTTCGCCTTCGAGGGCGGCGTGAACGGCAGCGCCACCCACCACCGCGAGCCCGGCGGCAGCACCGAGCGCGATGCCGCCCCCAAGGTTGGAGAGTTTCTTAGCGAAGCTGTCGGTCTTGCCCGACGACTCCTCGAGCTTGGTGCCGACTGCGTTGAGCGCGCCGGTGAACGGCACCCCAAAGGTCGCGCCCAGGCTGGACAGCTTCGTGAAATTCTGCCCGAGCTTCGAAGTGGATTTCTCGAACGCGCCAGTAGCTTTCGCCGCGTTTTTCTCGGCGGCGGTACCGACCTCGTTGATCGCCTTGACCGCGGAAGCGGTGTTGCCGACGAAGACGATCTCGACGGTCTTGCCCGCCATCAGGCGAGCCCTGCTTCTCGGAACGCCTGCTCGAACGCGTTTTCCATCATCTGCGCGACCTGTTCGACGTTCGCTTCGGCGGCCGGCTGCAAGAACGGGTGGGCCTGCTGGTTGACCCACACTTCGCGGTGGCCGAACACCGGATGGCGGAACGTGCCGGGGTTGCCTTGATGTTCGAACGCGGCCGCCTCACCGGCGTGGGGAAACGTGCCCGGGCCCGCTTGTACGGCCACTGCCGCCGCCCGCCGTCTGACTTTGATGGTGGCGGGAATGTTCGACGAGAACGACGCCCGCCGGCGGGCATCGTTGGCGACGAGCTCGCCGGCGGCCCGCAAGTTCTGGCCGAGGTCCTTGTAGACGAGCGGCGCCGCTTTACGCATCTGTGACGCGAAACGGGTGACGTCTTTGGTGTCCAGCCTGATCACTGCAACGTTTGCTCCGAGTAGTACAGGTTGAACAGGTCGGTCACCCGCTGCGCTCGGACGATGTTGGGAGGCCATCCGAACTTTCGGACACACCAGTAGACGAGCCAGTCGCCGTTTCGGAGGCTGTCGGAGGGAAACCGTTCTCGGCGGGCCGGTCTTCGATGTCGGTCACCTCCCGCACCCACGCACTGTCACCTTCGGTCGCCGCGATGAAGTCCTTGGCGGAGAAGATCTCGACCGACGGTGACGGGCTGATCCCGGCCTGTTCGGCGCACGCGTCGACGACCGCCCGGAACCGTTGAATCGACCGGGCCGGATGCTGGTTCACAATGTCCCACCAGAACACGCCTTCTTCGTCGGCGATGTCCTGCAGCTTGTCGACCGACAAGTCGGTGAGCTCGACCTCTTTGTCGCCGCCCAGGTTGATCTTCCAGGCCATCAGCTGGGGCCGGTGATGCCCGACGGGCCGGCCTCATAGTGAATGTCGTAGGAGACCGCGGCGGCGACCCCGCCGCCCAACACCTTCGAGAAGAACGCCTTCCCGGTAATCTGGTGGGAGGGCGCGTTCACGACGTCGGGAATGATGGTGAGCGCCCGTTCGGTCTGCGACGCCACCGCAACATCGATGAGCGTCCCGGCACCGGCATCGACCCAGTAACCCTTGATGTCGCCCAGCGCGTTCGCCAGGCCGGCGACCCTTGTCTTCGACGTGTCGCCGAAACTGGTGACCTCGACGAAGTCGCGGCTGGCGTCGAACGTCCAGTCGTTTTTGCCTGGAATGAGTGTGAGGTTCGTGGTGCCGCCAGACGAGAACGTCCCTGCCGTTGACGTGTCGATCCAGATCTGGCCGTTGATCCCATGACGAGCCATGAGCGTCCTTTCGGTTAGTCGTAGATGTCGAGCAAAAGTTCGACTGAGTAGTAGCGGGTGCCGTCGGGCATCGTCTGGGTGCCGAGCCCTTCCCAGCGGGTGAGGTTGGTCGACTGCACCGCGCCGGTCAGACTCCGGTTCTGACCCAAGGTGGTTTCGACCGAGTCGATCAGCGCGCCGAGCGCCTGCTGGCCGCCCTTGGCGTTGATCGAGGGTCCCAACAGCCGCAGCCGGAACACCGCCTGCGCCTCACCATCGAACGTCTGGTTCATGTTCCCCGACGGCGAATAGATGAGCACCGCCGGCACCTGGTACGTGTCGGGCACATAGTCGTACACGTGAGCGCCGGCAATGGCCGACAGGGCACCGGCGATCGCGGTGCTGACGGTCGACGGGTTCATCCGACCGCCACCGCATTCGCTTTGTACGGCCCCAACAGCGCCTCGACCCGCGGGTCGGCCTTCTGGCGTACCACCCCGAAATCGCCCATCAGCAGCCCGCCCGGAGCCTCCGGCGCCTTGTAGTTCGCCACCGCCAACAACAGCGTCGCGAGGTTGACGGCGTCCGGCACCGACGCCCAACCGAACCGGGCCGTCACCTGAACGGTCCGGTGGTAGAAGGCGTAGCCGGGCGGAAAATACGAGCCAGCGTCAACAATCCGGAACCCGATGATCGGCCACGGCACCCCGGCCACGATCCCACCCTCGGGCAACGTCACGAAGTTCGTGCCGAGCGTCCAGGTCGTCGCATACGACCCGTTGTAGGACGAGTCGATCTTCACGACCAGACCGGCCGTGGTGGAAATGTCGTCGGTGCTGACCGTCCAGTAGTCGTCCGGGTCGTACGTGAACGTCGTGACGCCAGGATCTTGGTAGAAGTACCGTTCGCACATCGTGTCGACCTGCCGGGACGCGACCTGAATCGCCGTCTGCAGGGTCGTCGTCTGCAAGCTCGTCGAGTCGCCGATCGCGGCGCGCAGCTGGGCGACGGTGCAGTACCCGTTGGCAATGTGGGCGTCGAGGATAAGGGCGAGCGCATCGTGGACATGGTCGGTGCCGTTCGTCGTACTTGCGACGACCGATACCGGCCCGTCCAAGAGGGTCGACAGGTTCACGGCCGATACCGCCCACGTCGCCAGCACCGGCGTCACCGTCGCCGACACGGACACGGTCGTGCCCGCCGAATCGGTGAACGTCACGGTCACCGGGTTGGTGTCGGTGTCGGTCGTGCCGGTCGCCGCCACTGCGGTGACGTTGCCCGCACCGACCGGGTTGGTGACGAAATCGATCGTGACCGCAAGCGGCATGTCAGTTCACCTCGATCATCGCGAGCCCAAAGCTGTTGGGGAGGAACTCGACCGCCAGCGCTTCGTCGGCACAGAACTCGGTGACGGCCCGTTTCACCGGGTACGGCGGCTGCGGCCCCACCCCCGCCGGCTGGCGCAGCTCGGTGTCGTGCAACACCAGCCGGCCACCCGGACGCACCTTCGTCGCATACACGTTCAGTTCGGCGCGCGTGTGCTGGTAGTCGTGGCTGGTGTCGACGAACACAATGTCGGCGTCAGAAGGCAGCTGGCCGACCACCGCGGGGTCCAGATCGTCACCTCGTACGAACGTCCAATGAGGCCAGTCCAGTGGCGGACCCGCATCGAGATCCACGGACCAGAGATGACCCTGATCTCGGAGTCCGTACAGCCAGCCGACGGTACTGACACCCGAACGTGTTCCAAGTTCGATCACCTTCCGGGCCCCGACCTTCTCACACAATCTGACGAAGACGGGGAGGTGTTCGCGAATGTCCGACGGGGCCCGGCACCGCTGCCGGTATTCGGCCTCGAGGTTCACGGCCTCACAACAAGCGCGCAATACCGCCGGTACTGGTCGGTCGTCCACTCGGCCAACGAGTACAGCTCGTACCCGAACGCGCGGGCGGTGTGCCGCATCGTCTTCTGGTGGATGGCGTGCATGGCGTCGTCGAGGACGGCGACGCCGCCGGGGGCGATGGCGGCGAACGCGTCGACGAAATGGGCGTCGCGGTCGTCACCGCCCGAGTAGTCGTACACGACCAGATCGGCTGACGTGGGTTCGTAGTTGTCCATCAGGATGGTGGCGTCGTCGTCGAGCCCGTACCGTTCCAGGAACCGTTGGGTCCAGGCCAGCCATTCGGGCGAACTGTCGACCGAGAGCACACCGTCGCAGACCGTGCGGAGCGCGTAGGACGTGAACCCGGACCCGAAATCGATCGCGGTGGCCGCCTGACGTTCGGCGGCCAGCCACCAGATGTACGTGCACGCTTCGAGCGACA